ATTATTCTTTTAACTTTTTGTAGGCACGGCTGAAAACGTTTTCCAGCCGTGCCCGATGATTACTCAATCTTTGCGACCAGTCCTGCAACTGAGCCAGCGAGGGACGAGAAGCCAGCAGCCTATCCACCTCGGAAGGGGTGAGCACTGGCAGGTATTCCTCGTAGGCGAGAAGGTGATCAATATTTGTAGGCATCGTCTATATCGCTATTGTTTCGAGCGTCACGTTTCTTTTGTTTTTTCAACTTGGCTTCGATATTTAACCCTTTGAGAATATAAGCTATATCAGAATAACTATAAAAGGCGAATTGACGTGGTACCTCGTCACCATTGGAGATAGTCAGCCCTTCTTCCGAAGGTATAAAGAGAAATCCATCCTGCTTTCCAGTCGTTATGGTATTCTTGTCCAGTGAAGAGTCGATTTGATATTTTCGTCCTTTTTCCTGACCTTCAAGTGACAGCATAAAATTCAACGCACCAACAAGTTTGTTCCATCCGTCAAATTTTAGATAGAAGCTATCCGTAACTTTCGGAGTGATAACACGTACTATCCTGCAATAATAAACGGTATCTTTTTTAGGTTCAAACACAGTATAGCTAACCGATGGTGATAGCTCGAAACTCCTTGAAAGAAGTGTTTGCGCCTGCACACCCATGCACATGAGCGCAAGCACGAATAACATTATTATCTTTTTCATATTGACTATTTATTTAAATGATTTATATTTCTGTCGTAGAACTCATTCCAAGCCTTTTTCTTGATGAAGATAAAGAAGAGGAAGAGACCAAGGACGACCATCATTAGGTACATCGGCTGTCGCAGGACACCGAACCCGAAGGAACGCTGAAAGTCGATGCAGAACGAAATCAGCACTCCGTATGTAGCGAACGCTCGATGAACCCAGCAGAAGCCATAGGCAAGGCTGACGATAATCCAGGCGATGAAGCCGAAGAGAGAGCAGTCGAATATCCACTCTGCGAGTTTTTCCCTATAGCCCATGTAGAGCAGGGAACAGTGGATCAGCATTACAAGCGCACCCACTGGAGGGATGATACCAATTATTAACCTGCTGGCTTTCCATAGCCAGCTTTTACCGAGGGCGGCAAGAAGTTTCTTCTCCTTCCGCTCAATAAAATCCTCTTCTTTCATTTTACTTGGAATTTGAGTTGTTATTTTTTATCTCTTCCCGACAATTTCAAGCAGCGTTTTTACTTGACTTTGCAGGAACTCATTCTGTTCTCGCAGCAGCTTGTTTTCAGCAGCCAAGGCAGCATCACTACCTATTGACTGGGAAACGTTGGAACTGTTCGAATCATTTATATTTGAACCGAAAACAGTCTCTTCCATCTCGGCTGGTAGGGGAGGGGCACACTTGTCGATTATTTCCTTTATCTTTTGAAAGAAATCTATCTTTATAGACTTGCGGTTAAACTTTGCATTCAAGTTCTGCGGACTAGTTCCTAACTCCTCCGCAACAGCAGCAACGGACATTCCAGACCGTTTAATATATTGTTTCAGTTCTTCTCCGTTCATGTCAAAACAAAATTAAATAATATTAAATTAAAATTAAAATAACTACTAAATGTTTTGTAATCTAAAATATTTGTTTTATTTTTGCAAACGATTTCAGAAACGAGTTTAAAAACTCTTTTGCAAAGATAAAGAAAATAATTTAAAATACAAATAAAATGGGAGAAAATTTCAATTACGATTTTCGAACACCGTTGCAGAAGCAGCAGGACGAACGAAAGAAGAACATCATAGCGATGTTTGCAGATTTCCGAGCAAAGGCACCTGCCGAGACATCGGACAGTAGAATAATGCTTGCAGTTTCGCAGCATGTTGGTTGCACCCAGCAGAACGTGCGTGTATGCCTTATCAAAGCTGGAGTGATTACACCAAAGAAGAGACGTGCAGTGCGCAAGTAATCAAGTCGAACCATTTAAACATTCAGAGCGTATGAAGAAGTTTATCGAGATTATCACAAGTGACGAAGTATTATCCATGGTATTTGTCACCATGTTAGTAACTTTAATCTTTTGGAGGGCTTAGTATGACGAACGAAGAACCAAAGGTAGCTGATGCAGGCAGATACACAATGACAGAGACCTGCAAGGTACTTGGCATCCATCGCAACACCCTGCGCAGATGGTTGCAGGCTGGTAAGATGAAGGTCAAGTTCCGCAGAATCGACAACCGCAAGGTTATCGAGGGCGCAGAAATCAAGAGAGCGTGGAGGGTTGCCCTATGAGCAAGTTATCAATCAATATGCGCAGGATGATCGTGAAGTACACAGACATCTGCTGGCTTATCGCTAACTGGAAGTCGAACCGCAAGACCAGAAAGCGTTGCAAACTGAACAACAAGTGCTATTTTGAGGCAGAGCGAAGAATCCAGTACAGAGAGTTTAACGGCAACCTTTGCGTGGCACTGGATAACATTCCGCTCATACCACTGGACGGAACGGACAACGAGGTATTGAAGTCGTGCCGTGAAACCTTCCAAAGTTACATATTCAATCAGAGAGGAGGTAACGAATGAGGAAGATAATCGAGCAGTGCAGGAAGAAGATGTACGAAGCCATCTGGCTGGAGATAGACCGTGAGCCACAGCAACCAGCGGTTGCAAGGATAGACATCAATACCAAGGCAGGCGACATCTGCGTATGGTGCGACAGAACCGGGAACATAGCGGTCGTGACGCACAAGAATAGCAACAACGAAAGCGAGCGTCTGGAGGAAGCCATCGAGGGCTGCGTTAACTATCAAGACGTGATGGACGACTGGTTGGAGGAGAACAGCCAGTACGCAGACCAAGACCAGATGGACGCTTTCAGCGAAAGCAGGCTCGACATTCTTATGGATCAACTTGTTTAGGCTTCATAAATGATATGATAGTTATAAGGTTATTTGACACTTAAATCCCTGCAGCGGCAGGGCAAAGGGCGCACGCAAAACTCATTTCAAATGTTATCTAATTCATACGATATAATATGCGGAAACAGACAGCGTGCGCCCTGCAACGGAAGGGCATCCACCAGCAGCAGGCAAGGGTGGGGGAGCAATGGGGTTCGAATCCCCAGCCTTCCACTATAGTTAATGAACAATAAGTTGAACAGTAAAAAGAACGAATTATGGAAAATGAAATTATCCAAGTAAGCGGTGGCGAAATGCTGGAAGCTATCAACCGCTCGGAGATTGACGGACAGATTGCAACAGCGCACAAGTTTCCGAGAGACATCACGCAATGCAAGCAGAACATGGTAGCATTGGCAGCTATGGACGATGACGTAGCCTACAACTGCTTTTATCATTTGGAGCGCAAGGGCAAGGATGGTCAGGTATCGATTATTGAGGGTCCGAGCGTGAGATTCACGGAAATCATTTCTGCCTGCTGGAAGAACCTACGAATCGCTGGCCGCATCATCGCCAATGATGGCAAGACCATCACGGCACAAGGCGTCTGCCATGACCTCGAGAGCAATGTTGCCTACTCTGTCGAAGTGAAGCGCAGCATTCTGACCTCGAAGGGCTACGCCTTCTCGCAGGATATGCAGGTTGTAGTCGGCAATGCAGCTGTGGCAATCGCACAGCGTAACGCAATCTGCAAGGTCGTGCCGCAGGTATTGATTTCAAGCGTAGTGAAGGAAGTGCAGGCGAAGGCACTGGAGCACATCAAGCAGACTGGCGTCAAGAGCCAGTGGAAAAGCTGCGTAGCCTGCTTCCAAGCCTACCAAGTAACAGACCTCATGCTGCTGGAATACCTTGGCAGAAAATCAGCCGAGGAAGTCACGGCAGAGGACATTCAGAAACTGGGCGGTGTGTACAACGCTATCAAGGAAGGCACGACCACCGTAGAGGAGACCTTCAAGAAGCCGAAGCAGCAGGAAGCAATCGCAAAGCAGGCGCAGGCAGCAGCCGATGATGCCAAGAATAAGGCACAGCAGGCAATGAGCCGCAGTCAGGGCAAGACTGGCAAGGCAGCGAAGCAATAAGCCATTTTATTATAATATCCCGAACCGCCACGGTGCAACCTATGGGGTGGGGTCCCATCGAGACAAAGGGAAGCCGTGGCAACTTTTTAAACATTCAGTAAATCAAATGAAGAAAATGAACGAAACAAACAATAAGAGACACGAGAGCACCATCGACAAGTACTTTAGCAGAACCGCAGATGGTTACAAGGCATGGGCTGAGGAAGACGAGGAAGCAAGAAACTATCTGCAGATTGCAATTGAGCCGAATGGAGATCCAGACGAAAACGGAGACCAAGGATTCGATTTACATATTGCTTACCACGGTAAAACCAGTTCCTTAGCAGAAGGAATTGCTCAATCAATGCAAAGGGATAAATTCCTTCGCATTATCGTTATGAAAGCAGCTGAAAAATTCTTAATGAATAAATAAAAACATTCAGACAATGAAACAGATAATCAAATACAAAAGCAGAGAGGAGTGGTTGCAGAACCGCTCGAACGGAATAGGTGCATCAGAGGCAGGCACGGTACTGGGACTGAATCCCTGGGAGACGCCATACCAGTTGTGGAGACGCAAGAAGGGCATCGACCCACCAAAGGTTGAGAACTTTGCGATGATTGCAGGACACCTGCTGGAGGATGCAGTGGCGCAGTTCTACAAGCGAGAGAGCCACTGCCACATCATCAAGGCGAGCACGGACGACTACACCATCACGAACACCGATGCGCCATATCTGAGAGTAAGCCCAGACCGCACCTTCTGGAGAGTCGGGGCAACGCACAACGAAGCGAGCAAGAGCATCCTGGAGTGCAAGACCACGCAGATGCAGATAGATGCAGACGACCTTCCGAAGCATTGGTTCTGCCAGCTTCAGATGAACCTCGGAGTGGGAGAATACAAGGACGGAGCACTGGCCTGGCTGACAGCAGGCAGGGAGTTCGGCTACCGTGACATTGACTTTGACCCCGAATTCTTCGGATGGATGAGGGACGAGATAACCAAGTTCTGGCTTGACTACATCGTTGGCAACCAAGAGCCACCTGCATACAACGCACAAGACGTTCTCCTGAAGTCGCCACTACACAAGGCAGGAAAGGAGATTGAAGCCACAGCCGAAGTCGGGGATATGCTCATCGAGTTGAAGGACATCAAGGAGAAGGGCAAGGCACTGGAGAACCGACAGAAGGAGATCGAGGACAACTTGAAGCTGTTCTTCGGGGACGCAGAGAGCATCGTGGACGGAAACGGCAGAAGACTTGCAACATGGAAAGCACCGAAAGCAAGCAAGAAGTTCGATGCAAAGGCTTTTCAGACGGACCATCCCGAGGAATGCGCTGCCTACATCAAGCAGGTGCAGGGAGCACGGAGATTGCTCATCATGTAAAGGCAGGGCTTATGGATAGAGTTACTATATCAAAAACCGACCTAAGGAATATAATTTCCCAACTGGAGAATTATATTTCCCTAGGTGGGAAAGTTACAGCACCGACCGACACAAGCCAACGGAACAAAATCCGTATGGCCACCGTACTCAAACGGAAGCTGGAAAAGAAACTATCATTATCAGAATAAAATTATGAACGATTCATTCATCTTATACACATCATACTACGCCATCATCGAGGGACTTACGGATGAGCAACTCGGAAAACTTATGAGGGCGATTTTCATATACGCAAGGGATGGCGAGGTAATCAACCTGGAGCCAACATTACGTATGGCTTTCGCCTTTATCAAGGATGATATGGAGCGAAACCAAGCAAAGTACAATGAAAAGCGAGAAAAGCTGCGTGCAAATGCACAGAAACGTTGGCAAAAAAAGCAATTGGATGCAAATGCAGAAGAGCCGCAGCAAAAGCATACAAAAGCATACAAAAGTATGCAATTGAATGCAAATGCAGAAATTGCATTGCATAATGATAATGTATATGATAATGGATATGTAAATGATAATGTATATGATAATGATGTTTCTAAAGAAACAGATAATAATATACCTTCTAAAGAAGGTTTGTCAATTTCGGAAAATCCGAAAGTTGACACAGCCAAACGATGCACCAAGATTGATTTTTCGGCTATCAAGGAATACTGGAACAACAAGCATGACCAGTCGGGCAGCGTAATGCGAAGGTTGACCTTGATGAGCGACCAGCGCAAGGGTAACGTCCGTTCAAGGATAAGGGAATACGGAGGGGACGTTCAGATGGTCTACAAGGCAATCGACAAGGCAATGGCAAGCGACTTCATGAACGGCAAGAACGGAAAGGGATGGGTTGCCAGCTTCGACTGGATGATGTGCCCTTCTAATTTTCCAAAGGTTCTTGAAGGCAACTACGACAACGAGCAGCCAGCAGGAAGCCAGCAGCCGCAGGAAGCAGCCAAGGCACAAGATCCAACGGCAAGACCGAGCATCGGGGAACGCTACGAGCAAGCCAAGCACCAGCAGCCATCGAGCCAGCAGAGCCAAGACGACAAGTTCAGATGGGTAATACAGCAGAACCTGGACGACTTGAAGAAGAATCCACGGAACAAGCCAGCCAAGGATTCGCTGGCGAGATTCTACGAGCAGGGAGTTCTGCAGCGGCTGGGCATCGACTGGAAGCCCGAAAAATAACGGATGAGGACATAAAATAGGAGATATAAATATGATACAAAAGCAGACATGGAAGGACGAAATCAGAATTTTAATAACTGATGAAGAAAATCTTGGTTCTGTTCAAATATCCATTCCATTATATGTTAGTGATATTTTCGGCAAAGCTGATGCTCTAATATATGCACTCTTTGTAGATAAAAATCATAGAAGAAATGGTGTTGCACAACACCTATTGCAACAAGCAGAACAACAAGCTAAGCTGAATGGATTGAAGACCATTGGACTAGAATTTAATAAAGATGAATCTGATAGTTTTGTTCTAGATTGGTATCTCAGTAATGGTTACAAACCATTTGATAAGGAAAGTAATTTATTAATTAAGAAGTTATAAGGCAAACAGATTTTTAAACGCTTAAAACGAAAGAATTATGGCAGAACAGAAAGAAGTATGTATTGTAAGCAACGAATGCTTCAATACAGAATACCCGGTAGGGGCGACAATTAGCATTGAAGGTGTAAATTGTAAGGTTGTTGAGGATATAGATCTATCTGAAGAGAACTGCAACGAGTGCATCTTGAACGGTAAGAGAGAAGGCATTATGTGCAGGAATCTTGCTTGTCTGAATCATGAAAGAGAAGACCGCAAGGACGTACACTTTGTAAAGATTGAAAACCATGAATAAGAGTGAATTAATTGATGCAATATCTAAAGGAGCAAATGAAATGGCTTTTGAAGATAATGCCGGAAGTTTTGTTTACGCATACGAGGAGCTAACAAATAGAATTATAGAGTTATCTGTAGGCGTGAAGGATAATGAATACTTTTGCGAGAAGGTTAATGTTTATGATAATGATCTGAACGACCTTTCTTTCAAATTTGAGAATATTAGAAGGTTGATAGAGAAGGAATGCGTACCTTGCAGAAAGCGCATTATCGAAGAAATAAAAGATGAACATAAGACTGAGACTGAACGAATATTCGGTTCAGAATCAGCTTACATCAATTATAGATATAATTAAATTCCAATTAAGATTATGAATGAGTTGTTTTTCCACGAATGCAGAGCCGCTGGGCTTGTATTCAAGACATCAGACGATTGGTTCAAATGGCTGACCGATAACCACTATGACATCAAGAAGCCAGTTGCAGAGCATGAAGGCTTCAAGTACAACATCAATGATGTTTGCACCAATCCGCACGTAATCGAGTATTCCGTAGAGGATGCAGACAACTGGGGATGGAAGGTAATGACCGCTAAAACCCAGTTCGGCTGGGTATGGGGCTACAGCATTCATAAGGGAAAGGACGGATACGACAGTCCGGCAGGCTACCCGAGTAGATATGACGCTATCAACATCTTCTACGGTAATGAGAAAGAAGCGGTTCAAGACGCTTTGACCTGCATCATCAGAGACATCGAGAAGAATGCTGGAACCAAGAACACCAACCTCCTTCTCTGGGCGGCTAAGAAGAAGCGGGCAGACATCATTCATCCACAGCAGGAACTTTTTAAATAGTTATCATAAACCGTATTGGCTATGAAAAGAGTTGATATAAAACTGGTCCGTGATTTTGTTGGTCTTCATCATCTGTCAGTTGGCGGCAGAGACATCTGGCTGGTAGATGATGAAATCAAGGCTCTCGAATGTATCCTCAAGGATTACAATGCGGACTCGAACAATTTTAAACGCAAATAAGAAATGAAAAAGATAGAAATCATCACGGACAGCCACCGCTATCACGTATACGTTGGCAACACCGATTTCTGGCTCGATACCAAGGAACTGCTGGAACTTTATTTTAAACTCGGACGAGTGAAGTTATAAACAACAAATAAACATTCAGATTATGAAAGTGAGAATAACAAACAATAAAAACATTAAGACAATGGAACAGAAAGATATTGATATTTATGAGATTTTGAAGGGCATGCCAGATGGCACCCCACTATACACGCCAATGTGCGGAAATGTTGAGTTCACTTCAGTTGAAGCAGACAAGGAGAAATCGAGAGCAATCTGGATTGAGAGTAAGAACGGATCTTTCTCCTTCGACAAGCACGGCAAATGGATGAAGGGAGGAGAAGCCCTGCTTTTCCCATCAAACGAAATGAGAGACTGGAGCAAGTTCTTCAAGAAGGGAGACGTGCTGGAATATGTAGGTTGTGTGGACGTGAAGGGTAAACTCATTTTCGAGAAATACGAGGATGAGACGAAGATACGCTTTCTCGGAAGATTCGTCAAGGAGAACGAAGTACTTAGCCCAAACCGTTCTGCCACTTTCCGAACAGCCGATTGGGGCAAGAGCGATGATCCAGCAGGATATATCAGATTCGTTGAAGAGAGACTCGGTGGCAAGTTGAACCGTGAAACTCTGGAGATTGAGAAGCCAGCGTTTGAAATCGGCAAACTCTACGTTTTTGATGAGGAAGACGAGGATGGAAATGTAACCATTATTGGCGAGCTCATCGGAAAGAACGAGAGCGAGGACACGTTGAGATTCGGCAACCAGTACGAAATCGAGAACGGGAAGTTCGTTACCGACCAAGCCTTCGACCTGAGAATCAGCGTACATGAGGAACTGCGAGAAGCGACAGAGGGCGAAGTCGTCAAGTTCGAGGAGGCTTGCACCCTATGGGAGAAGAGCAAGGAAAAGAAGGGCAAGAAACAGCCAGTCTTCAAGCCTTTAGACAAGGTGCTTGTAAGGGGCGGAAAAGGGCGCAAATGGCTGCCAGCTTTCTTTGTCTGTGTCCGTGAAGAGTACTCCGATTGGAGATGTACCGTCTTTCTTATCCATACCGGAAGCAAGGCAGACTTTTCCATCTGCATCCCATTTGAGGGACACGAGAACCTCGCCTTCACTGACTGTGACATCGAGAGCCTTCCAATCTAGGACGTATGGCGAGCGAACTGTGCAAGGCTTGCGAGGGAGGGAGAAACTGCATCAACGGCAGGTACTGCCCACCTCGCAGGCAATATGTAGAACATCAAAACATCAAGGAATGCAATGGGAAGAAAGAAGAAGTACACTGACGAGGAAATCAAAGAGCACAATCGTGAGAGAGCACGCAGATACTACGTCCTGCACCGTGAGGAAATGAAGAGGAGAAACCGGGAATGGAGAAAAGCAAACCCCGACAGAATCAAGGTGTACAGAAAAAGACAGCGTGAAAAGCGCAGAGCCTCCCAGTACAACTATGAGTATTACCGCAAGAACCGTGAGGAAATGAAGAGGAGAAACCGGGACTGGAGAATGGCCAACCCCGAAAAGGTCAAGGGCTACAACGACAAGCAGAAGAAGCTGCGGAGAATTGAAGCCGAAAGAAAGAAGCTGGAAAGAACCAATCTAAAAGTGAAGGCTTCCATATTCAGAGACCCGAAGGCGGCAGAGCACTTCATGTGGCTTGCAGAGCGTGTAAAGAAAAAGAAGGAGCAATCCTTGAATCACAGAAAATAAGTATTTAACCAGCTGGGCGGACCATCAACGCTGCCCACTCTAAACAAAGAAAGCGAGGTGGAACATGAAGTAACAGATCCAAAGAGGGAGTGCTTGCATAATAAACTCGTTCCGTTATAAGATATTCATCTATTTGCAAATCGACAGGCACTCCCTCGATTTTTCTGTTTCAAGCCAGCAAGACGATGAAAGGAGAAGGGACTATAGGGTAGAGGATAGGAATAGTAGGGAGCTAGCGCACAAGCGCACACAAGCGCACACACGCACGTAGGATTCCGCAACCCGAACAACTACCCACAGACACAGAGATAACGGCTTAGAACGAAAATTTCAAGAAAATAACAAAATAAAAAGAAAATCAAAAATAAAACAAAAGAAAACGAAATGGAAAAAGGAACAGTTATAATCGGAATCGACCCGGACAACAACGAAAGCGGTGTAGGTGCAGTATATGACGATAGAAAATTTTTAGCCTACAAGATGAACTTCCCGGCTTTGATAGATTACCTAAGGGCAATGAATGAAAGCCGCAAGAAGGTAAAGGTCGTTATTGAAGGCGGCTGGCTCAACAAAAGCAACTGGCATGTGCTTAATCGGTTCATGAGTGCAGTCAAGGCAGCAGCAATCGGACGCTCTACCGGAATGAACCATCAGACCGGAATTCTCATCGTTGAGTGCTGCAAGCATTACAATATACCCTACGAGATAGTCAAGCCATTGAAGAAGTGCTGGAAGGGCAAGGACGGAAAAATAACCCAAGACGAAATCGCCTACTTCATGAGTTCTGACGGAAAGATGCCGAGAATGAACCAAGACCAGAGAGACGCACTACTCCTCGCCTGGGTGTGTGCAGGATACTCGGTCAAGGTCAAGCCAAAGAAGCCACAGACAACCCTTCAGAAGACCATCAGAGCCTTTGATGGATAAAAAAACGAAGAGTTGCGAAAAGTTAAAATCGCACGAAGAACGAACAACTAAAGCGAAAAAGTCGTATCTTTGTGCTACTGTTTACCAAATAAGCAGTATTTCAAACTTAAAACAAAAAGAATATGAAAACAGAAGAAATCGCACTATCGAGGGTCAGCGAGAACGAATCGAACCCTAGAACCATAACAGAGGCGAATTTTCAAAAGCTGGTCAAGAGCATCCTTGTATTTCCTAAGATGCTCCAGATCCGTCCGATAGTCGTGGATGAGACATACAAGGCACTGGGTGGCAATATGAGAACGAGGGCACTCTGCCACATCGTGAGTATGACACCCGAAGCCATCATGGACGTTCTCGACACAGACCAGCGGCTGACCGATGCAGAGAAGCTGGCAATCGCCAACTACTGGAGCCAGTGGCAGGAGCAGCCAACTGCAACCATCGTCAAGGCATCAGACCTAACGGAAGCGCAGAAGAAAGAATTCATCATCAAGGATAATGCAGGCTTCGGAGACTGGGACGTTGATACGTTGAACAACCAGTGGAATACCGACCTCTTGAAGGACTGGGGCATTCAAGACTGGCAGCTGCAAGGGTGGATGAGTGCTGATTCGTTGAAAAATGGAGAGCAGGCAGACGAGGATCAGAAGGAGGCTAAGGACGATGAGTTTGATGAGGATACTGAGAAAATTCCACAGCGATGCAAGGAATGCGAATTGTGGCAACTCGGAAAGCATCGCCTTATGTGTGGTGACTCCACGGATGCAGAGCAGGTCAAGTTCCTTATGGGGGGGCAAGTGGTTAATCTGTATCTTACAGACCCTCCATACAATGTTGGCTATGGTAACGAAGGCTCTGCTATGATGAGAAAGAGAAAGCATAGAACGGATGGGCTGACGGTCAAGAACGACAAAATGGACAATGACAAGTTCCGGGATTTCCTGTCGGCTGCTTTTTTGGCAGCAGAAGAAACCATGGAGAAGGGTGCTGCTTTCTATATTTTCCACAGCGACAATTATTCGATGTGGTTCAGAGAGGCTTTAATGAGCACGAAAGATTTGGAGCTACGTGAGACATTGATATGGAACAAGGATTCGCTTTGTCTCGGGCGGCAGGACTACCAATGGAAACATGAGCCGTGTCTTTATGGGTGGAAAAATGGAGGTGCGCACAATTGGTTCAACGACAGAGCGCAGACAACGGTTATTGATATGGCTCGACCTAAGGTATCAAGGGAACACCCTACGATGAAGCCAGTGCCGCTTTTTGCTTATTTGATGGGCAATAGCACAAAGGAAGGTTGGAATGTATATGACGGGTTCGGTGGTAGTGGCACAACGCTTATCGCAGCCGAGCAGTTAAACCGCAATGCGTTCTTGATGGAGCTCGACCCACATTATTGCGATGTTATCATTGCACGCTGGGAAAAGCTGACTGGAGAGAAAGCAGTCAAGATAGACGAGTTTAAGAAGCATGGCGAATAGTTTCGATGTGTCGGCTTTTCTCTTCAAGGTTGATAAACTACACCAGTTTGCAGAAAGAGCGGCACACACGCAAAATTCGCACAAAATAACCTCCAAGGGAGCGGAAACGAAAAAGGCAGGAGATTAACCCCTGCCCATCGCTTTGAGAATACACTGGTTGATGAAGCCGCTGCGGTCTTTCTTATCGACCCCTGCCAAGATTCCAGCCACGTCCTCGGTAGCACCGAAATAGAATGTTGCAGCGTATTTCTTCATTCGCCCTGCACCCTTGCGAGCACCTCCCCAAGATTTGGAGGTAGTTTCATTCGTAGTACTCATAATGTTAAAAATTTGGTGATATGAAAAATAATTCGTAAATTTGCAAACGAAATCCCAAAGTGGGGTGGTGGTTCGAGCACCATCCCTTGGAGCTTAGAATAATCTAATCGTAAATGATAAGATTTCTATTTTCCAAATCTTAAATGAAATTTTCAGTACGTTCATAAGACTTTGGGATTTCATTTTACTTTTCCCTCATCCTCGGAGGGTTTCAGTAAATAAGGACTCTTCCCTTATTACGTTTGCAAAGATACGAAATTTATTTGAAATATGTAAGTTTTTCAAGTTGAATTTTTATAAAAAATCAAATAAATTTCAAGAAATCAAAATATGCCACAAGGTAACAACAACAAACATCGAGCGCAGAAAATCGACATCGAGAACCGCCTGCAGATTATCGCACCATTATACCGCAAGGGATGGACGGAGCGAGAAATCACGGCAGAGGTGAGGAAACGGCTCGACAGACCGAAATACAATCAAGCGCACTGCGACATTCAGCGGTTATTGAAGGAGTGGAGGGAAGAGCGGCTGACCGACACAGACGAAAAGATTACCAGCGAGGTGGCAAGGCTAAAACTGGTAATACGTGAAGCCTGGGAAGCGTGGGAGAAGTCCAAGGAAGACTACCACGTGCAGAAATCAACACAGCATGGACTGCCACTCCGAGATGAGCAAGGAAGGCAGATTTCCATCGAGACCGTCAAGGCGATAATGTACGATGCCGAAAAGCGAGGATTCGGAGAACCACGCTACCTCGACATCATCATCAAGGCAGAGACGCAGATTTGCAAGCTGCTCGGACTGGATAAGGTCGTGCTTGATTTGAACGCAGGCTTCCAAGGTGGCATCGAGGTACGCTACATCAACTCGGGACACCAGTGTGCATCCAGCGAGCAGGAAGTAATCGAGCGTGAGGGATTGGATAAAGAATAATTTTACCATAATTTTGTTTTAAGCTTTATTGTTTGAAGAATGGCACTATTTGACGTTATTGGTGAGTTGTATGCCCCGAATGCGGACGTGAAGCCAAGGTTTCTCGTGAACCAAGGAGGCACGTCCTCGGGGAAGACATACACCATTATCCAGCGTCTTATAGTGCTTTCTTTTGAACATCCAATGGCGATTATCACGGTGTGCGGTCAAGACCTCCCGAACTTGAAGGTGGGAGCCATGCGAGACCTCGACACCATCCTGCACACAAGGGCAGAGTTGCTGGACTGGTTCAAGAACAACAAGAGCGACAGCAGCTACAGAGGGAAGAATGGTTCAATCATCGAGTTCAAGAGTTACCAGGATGCGCAGGATGCCAAGAACGGTAAGCGTGACTACCTGTTCGTGAACGAGGCGAACGGTGTGCCCTACGAAGTGTTTTGGCAACTGGCAATCCGAACCCGAAAGCAGGTGTTCATCGACTACAACCCAAGTGCAAGGTTCTGGGTGCACAACAACATCATCGGAAGGGATGACTGCCGTTTGATATTGAGCGACCACCGAAACAACCGATTCCTTACTGAGCAGGAACACAAGAAAATTGAAGAGATTGACGACCCCGAACTTTGGAGAGTTTATGCAAGAGGACTGACCGGAAAGATTACCGGACTTGTATTCACTAACTGGGGCATCGTTGACAAGCTGCCACCAAGGGAGGAGTGGAAGATGGAATGCAGGGGGTTGGACTTCGGATTTACCAACGACCCGACAGCAGTGGAGCACCTTATATTGGCGCACGGAGAGTTATGGGTGGATGAGGAAATCTACCAGCCTGGAATGACGAATGACGACATCGCAGACCGATGCAAGGAAAACGGACTGACAAAACGAGACCTTATCATTGCTGACTCGGCAGAGCCAAAGAGCATTCAGGAGATCCACAACCAAGGTCTGTGGATAATCGGCAGCACCAAGGGTAAGGACAGTATCAACAATGGCATCGACATCTTGAAGCGTTTCCGCATCAACATAACCAGACGAAGCAACGGCATAATCGGGAACATGCAGCAATACAAGTGGAAGAAGTCAAGGGATGGAGAGACCACGAACCAGCCTATAGACGCATTCAACCACGGCATAGACGCAATACGATACGTGGCCTTGAAGAAGCTATCCGTAGCGAGCCACGGAACTGCTAAGGCGCACGTATTGAGACAATAACTACGACAAAATTATAAAGCGTATGGATAAGAACACTACATTCAAGTACTGGCTGGCAGTGGCAAGGCACACCAGCTACAAAATCGGCAAGCAGCCACGACCTGCGTTTGTCGGAGACAAGAAAGTGCCCGACAATCTCAACCAGCTATCCATCGGGCAACTTATAGACCTTTCCCAGCTATCAGACAGCGAAGAAAGTCTGTATCAGATAGTGACAACCGTCCTCGGTCTGAGCCACAAGGAAGTGGAGCAGGCAAGGGCGGTTGATGTCGTTATGCTCATCGGATGGGTAACATCAGAGGTGGAGCGCATCAACAAGCTCTTCGAGAGCACAGACACAGCGAAGCCAACGAGACTGGAGAAGGAGGCAGGCATCGATACCCTGCGGTTCGGACTGTTCGGCATGCTGGACTGGTATGCGGTAAGGATGGGCATCAGCGACCACGACCAAGTTCTGAAAACACCATGGCTTCGCATCTACAAGTGCATGGAAATGGACAACAAGAGAAGCGTGTATGAGCGGAACCTGCAGAAGTTGCAAGCGGAAGAAATGAAACGAAAATCCAGATAATTATGGCAACAATCAGAGAAACATTGAAGCAGCTGGCAGCAGACACGCTACCGGACTACACCTACCTTTTCGAGGACTGGGACACAGCAGACACCAAGCTGGAGAAGCTGAGCTACCCAGCCATCGTGTGCATCATCCCAGCCAGCGGCACGACAGAGATACGCAACGGCAGGGTTTACGACACCGTGAACGTTGCACTGGCTTATCTCGACACCGTACCGAGGGAAGCGGAAGGAGAAGACAACGGAGAGTGCATCGACCGAATGAAATTGGCAGGGGCGAGGATGATACGAGCCATCAACAAGTCGCACCAGTTCGAACCACTTGAAGGGCAGCAATACTACGAGACCATCATCGAGCGGCTGAGCACGATCGTGTCTGGCGTAATGTACTCCCTTCAGCTGACACAGAGCATAGGAGGGTGTGAGGTATGAGCAAGGGAGGTATTCAATTCGACCCCAAGGCGGCATCTATCATCATGCGTGAGGAAGTGGAGAGAGCACGGCAACTTATCATCAACCACATCAGGATAAATGGGCAGAACGCATCGGGGCGCACCATCGCAAGCCTAAAGGTGGAGCAGCCCAGCGAGGACGAAACCATCCTCTGGGGACACAAGCCATTCGGTGTACTGGAGACCGGACGAAGGGCAGGAAAGATACCATACGGCTTCCGTGGCATCATCCGGCAGTGGATGAAGGACAAGGGACTGCACGGCAGACCTATCCCATACAAGACCCAGCGACCGCACAAGTACACGCCACAAGAGCGTGGAGACATGAGCATGGCAGGAGCCATCGCCCACACCATCGCCAGCAAGGGTTCTAAGCTGCACCGGACTGGCGGCAGGGCTGACGTGTACAGCAACGTTGTGCCCGATACGATGAAGCGGTTAGGGCAGAGACTTATTTTCTTAATCCACCAGTCGGTGGGAAGTATCAAACTAAACAATGAGACGGTATGAGACAGACAGAGAAAAACGGCATTACGATTAAGTATGCGGACGCTGTAGGCTTCGCTTTCCTTCCCTGCATCATCAAGGCGAGCGGCTCGGGTGTTGCGAGCATCGAGGCAACCATCAGCAGGGAGACCAAGACATACACGTACAGCGTGGAAGCGTTTGCAGATAATTGCATCATGGACTACCGGGAATATGTGCAGGCACTCTTCGATGGCATCAGCTTCGGAAACCTCGACTACAGCAGGGAGAGCCAGAAGAGTAACCTCGGGGCAGTTTTCGATATTTCCGTGAAGGTCAAGAACAGCGAGGGGAGCGACCTTGCGACATTCAGCTACACGACCTTCTATGTTTGGGGAGCGATGAGGGCAGGAGAGACGTGGAACACAAGCAAGAAGCTGACATGGTTCACGAACTTTCCCTTCTCCTTCGGTCTATACATCAGCGAAGAAACCAGCCTTCTTGTGTATGCGGACGGAAGGGTTACGAATAAGCACATAGACATCGCAGAGCAGGGCATTTTCGAGATTACAAGCAAGGTTCTAAAGGAAGGAGCGAAGTCTTACTCCATCAAGGACTATAATGGGAAGCAGCAGGCGACCTTTGACACGACCTTCGATTTCACTTTCTACTTGAAGACCAGCGGCATGTACACGGAACTGGCAGCCATCAAGACCGACAACACGGATAAGGGCATTTATCTGCGTTGGGTTGATCGTCACGGTTTCTATCGCTACTGGCTATTCACGCAAGGCGATGAGAGCAGGGCGATAAGCAGCGACACCAGCTTCATTCGCAACAACCTCGGAGAGTATGACGACACCATATTCGGCTACCTCGGAGCGAACGGAAGAAGGCAGGGCTACAGCAGGGAGGACACCATACCGCTTTGCGCACCGCTTGTGGACAGCGAAACGTACGATTTTCTGCAAGACTTGGCAAGCAGCCCAGTCGTGGATATGTACCTCGGTGGCGACAAGTGGCAGAGTGTGACAATTAAGGCAGGAACCTACACCAAGACAACAGCAGAGTTGCAGGATTTCGTCTGCAACCTGGTTATTAACAATACACAGATTCAGCAGCTATGACAGACCAGCAACTTTACATCGATGGCATCTTGATGGATATGAGCGAGGAAACAGCAATCACGCTCGACATCAAGAGCAACCTTTTTCGTGACATTACGAAAATGACCGCCAACACGACATACACCATCAACCTTCCCAAGACAGCACACAATATGGCTGTCTTGGAGTTTGCAGGGAAACCGAGCACAAGCAGCAAATACCCCTATATTTTACACACAGCACGTTATTTCCGTAACGGACTGGAGATTATCCGCAACGGAAGGGCAAGCGTCCTGAGCGTCAAGGAAACCATCGAAATTTCGATTTATTGGGGAATATTTCAAGCATTGGCAACGCTGCAATCGTCAGATTTGAAGCTGAACGAGTTGAATTGCACGAAGTATCTGCGGTTCAACAGAAACAACAGCTACGACACCTACGAGAAGGCAATATCGGAGGGAGTATTCTATGGAAGATACGAAACGGCAGCGGTCAAGACATCAAGCGAGGAGTGGCAGGGCTATGACCGCAACGTTGGAGGGAACAGCAACACGACATATTCACTCGTTGGCGGTAAGATAAGAACAGGAACAGAGGTCGGGAAGTACGTGTCGGGCGAGGTGTTGACCGATGAGACCTACATGTGCGCAATCATACCTTTCGAGGCTGGAATGAGAGCGACCATCAGCAAAGTGTTGGGAAAGAGAGACTATCGAACATGGGCAATACTCGACACCAACAAGAACGTTCTGAGCCTTGCCGATGATGCCGGGAAGACAGAAGTAGAGACCTATCCGTCACTATCAGCTCCAGATCCTATTCTCGGAACGTTCGTGAGTGCAGGAGCGTGCATCGCCAATATCGAAACGAGCGTTGCCATGGAGACAATATCCATCAGGGTTCGAGCAGAGAAGGCTGGCTCTGTCGAATACGGAGCACTGAACAAGGAGACCGGAGAGACAACACCATGGGGAACGTATGAGATAAGTTCAGCCGGAGAAACAGAGTTCAACGTGGTAAAGAGCAAGCCTTCCGGTATTCTAATATACATCAAGCCTTCGGTAGATAAGATGATAAATATGAAGATAAGCACTGGTGTGGCGGCTTATTATCTATCGGACGGTAAGTTATCTCAAGTACATTCGGGCGGAGCGTACAGCGTGAAGTACACAAGCGAGAGAATGCCTATCGATGTGGACCTGCAAGCACCAGCCACGGCAGAGTGGCTTGTCATAAACGCAATCAAGGAATACAGCACTGGTACGACCATTCAAGTTGAGAGCGAGACTGAGAGCCGGGCGAGAGCCAGCAGCAGGGAAGTACAGACTTCTTCGAGCGGTGGTTCATTTGGTGGAGGTGGATCTTTTGGTTATTCCGACAATGGAGCAATCCAGCCAAGCGTGACGGTGCAATATATTATAGATCTTATCACGGCACAGACTGGTGTGGCATTCGGCTGGAGCAATCGAGCAAAAGAAACCATCAAGGGGCTTGCTGTCCCATTGATTACAAGGAAGGCAGATGTGCAGACGGTTGCAGGCAGCTTAGAGGGCACTTTTTTTTCAACGGAGAACCTCGGTATTCTCGACTTCCAAGCAACGAGTCTATCGGAGGTATTCGATGGGCTGGAGATTGGACACAGATACAGCCAGCTTAATGTAAAGATTGCCTGCACGATGATTTTCGATGTTCAGATAAACTGGTCGTGGGATGCATCGAATGCACGCCCGAATGGGTATGTCGGAAGTTCTTACGAAGGCTCTACAGAACAGAACGGAGTATATAATTACGAGCCTTGCTACGTTGAAGTCAAGGTTGTATCAAAGCATACGAGCGACCAAGAGGAAAGCGAGTACACCAAGACATACATCGCAGGCAAGGAAATAGACGAAGATAATGCTTCTTTTAGAAGGTATATTACAGACTACGACTCGGACAAGGTGAACGGACGGTTCATACACCTTGCAGCAGGACGAGGGGAGATTGAACTTAAAGAGGGCGACATCGTTACCTTCGAGTTTAAACACTACGGTAAGGGGGTATTGAGAGGACTGCGTGGGTACAACGGACGCATTTCTGCAAGCATCAGCCAGAGCGACGAAGTACCATACGGAGGTAATTTCCCGATCGGTAAGAACCTGCCCGGCATCAAGGTAACGGATTTCTTGAAGTGTATCTGCATTCTGACATCAACGTTTCCAAGCCAGCGGTTTACTGATGGCATACTTACGTTTGCAGACATCGTGAACCTTTGGGAAGACAAGGCGCAAGCGGTGGACTGGACAAAGAAGCTCATCCCAAGCGAAGCCAGCAACCATCCAAGGCAGACCGATTTCAGCGTAGAGGACTACTGTCAGCACAATATCTACAAGTGGAAGGAAGACGACACCGTATATCAGCAGCACGATGCGGATATGACTATAGACAACAAGACGCTGGAATATACGCAGGACGTCTGTACGCTTCCATTCGCAGCCACGGACGGAAACCGCATACCGATATACGAGTGGGAAAGCAAGCAAACCACGTTTGGCAGCACCACGATAACCAGACAAGTCGCAACGAAATACAAGGCATGTAAAGACCGAATAGTGAACCTGACGAACAATGCAGGCTATGCGGAATTGGCTTTCAACATCAACCTTCAGGACATCTTCGACAACAAGTTGAACAGATTAAGAAAGACGATCGCGAACCCACACCAGATAACGGAGCGTTTCAACCTTTCGGATTTGGAGATACTGAACTTTGATGAAACGAAGCCAGTGTACCTTGCCCAGTACGGAGCGTATTTTGCTGTTATTGAAGTCAAGACCACAAGCAGCGGATACTGCGAGGTTACAATGATAGAGTTGAACAATTAAAAGACAAAAACTATGGTAAGTGAAGACAAACAGCAGATACTTGACATCAAGGTCAAGTACGAGGATGCAATCTATGGCATCATCAGATACAAGGAGAAAATAGACCAGTTGAAGGCAAGTATCAAGGACTTGCAGCAGCAGGAAAAAGACAAGACCATCACGACCAACGAAATGAAGGTTCAGACGGAAGCCATCAACGCAACCATCAAGGAGTACCAGTACAACGTGCGTGCCTTGCAGAAGGAGATCCAGAACAACGTGCGCACAGAGAACGAGCAGGAAGGCAGCTTGAAGCAGCTGCGTGCCCAGCTTTCCAATGCCACCAAGAAATACGATGAAATGGCGAAGGCAGAGCGTGAGGGAGCGAAGGGGCAGGCATTAGCAAAGCACATAAACGAGATTACGGATAAGTTGAAACTGGCAGAGGAGCAGACCCAGCGGTACTACCGAAATGTAGGTAATTACTACAACTCAATGCTTGACCTTGCAGCCGACCTTCAGCACGTTGTACCGATGGGAGGCGGTGGAGGTGTTGGCGAAGGCGTCAGCAACTTTGCAAACACTGTAGTGAACCTCGGACAGACCGTTAAGGGCATCATTCCTAACGTCAAGGCTTTTGGCTCAACCTTTCTCGGATTGGCAACGAACCCAGTGTTCCTGGGACTAGCAGGAGTTGCAGGCGCAGGAATGGCATTCAAGTGGTGGTTTGACTACAACAAGGGATTGATGGAAGCCACACGACTGACAAAGGAATTCACTGGCTACACCGGGGAAGCATTGGAGACGATGAGGAACAGCATCGCAGCCACAGCGGACACGATGGGAAAGGATTTTAAGGACGTTCTCGGAACGGCTGACAACATTATGGCTAATTTCCATCTATCGGGCGAGCAGGCGATGGACGTAATCAACAAGGGCTTTGCGAGCGGTGCAGACCTATCGGGCGATATGTTGCAGAAGATACAGCAGTATGCGCCTACCTTCCACGATGCAGGAATATCGGCAGACCAGATGGTGGCTATCATCCAGCAGACACGTAGCGGTATCTTCAGCGACAAGGGTCTCGACATCATCGATATGGCTAGCAAGAAAATCCGTGAGATGAGCAGCGGAACGGCTTCCAGCCTTGACGCTATCGGCATTTCATCAAAGCAGGTGCAGCAAGACCTAGCCAACGGCACGAAGAACACATTCGACATCATCCAGCAGGTAGCTTCGAAGATGAAGAACTTCGGAGCGGACAGTCAGCAGGTGGGCGATGTTCTGAAAAACGTCTTCGGAAAGCAGGGAGCGCAAGCAGGTATTCAGCTTATCGAACAGCTCGACACGATGAGCACTAGCCTTGACGAAGTGAAGAAACAGACTGGAGCTTGGGGAGATGTGCAGCTTGAGAACATCAAGTTACAGAAGGAACTGAACACCTATATGAGTTCTATGTTCGATTTCAGTCAAAAGGGCTTTGCATCAATCATCACGGCAGGAAAGCAATTCGGCACGAAGGTTCTCGTTCAGATAATGAAGGGCTTGTTCAACACCATCAACTACTTCATCGACTGGTACAATGAGAGCCTTCTTCTTCGAGGGATAATCAATGCGCTCGGCACAAGTTACAGGTTGATGTGGAATGCAATAAAACTCGTATGCAATCTTGCAATAGACTCATTCAAGAGGATGGGCTTTGCAGCAAAGGGCATGCTTGATATACTCGAAGGTATCGTGACTTTCGACCTATCCAAGGCACAGAAGGGATTCAAGGAGATATTCGACATTTCCGGCACTATCAAGGAAACATGGCACGACATCAAGAACGCTGGTATCGAGATAGGCAATTCCTTTGCTGACGGATTCGAGAACACCGTGAATGGAAGACTGAACCATCTGAAACTTGCGAACCTAGACGGTGGAGCGACCAGCAGCGAGCCAACGAACGGAAACAAGGGAACGACACCAGCAGCAGCCAAGAGCAGCACAGCCAAGACCAAGGCACAGAGAGCCAAGGAAGAAGCGGAAGCCAAGGCAGAAGCAGAGCGCAGGAAGAAGCAGGAAAAGGAATTGCAGTCGCAGATTGCACTTATCCAGTACAAGTACAACGAGCAAGTAATGGCCGCTAAGAAGCGATACCTTGCAGGTATGTACGACAACGAGCGAGACTACAACAACGACCTCGAACAGCTGGAGAAGGACATGGTGGCAAGAAGCATTGACGCATACGTGGCGGCAGGGCAAATCGGAGCGGAAAAGGCGCAGGAAATGCAGGCAAAACTTCTCGACATCATGATAAAGGCGAAAGCGGACTTGAAGAACCAAGCGAAGGAGATTGTTGATGAGCTCAACAAGGAGTTCGAGGAAGCAGAGAAGAAACGCAAGGATGCGGATATTATGAACGGTGGCACTGGAGAGGAAGACGATGTAGCCAAGCTGGAGAGATACAAGGCTTTCCTGGAGCAGAAACTTGCAATGACCCAAGAGAATGTTGAAGCACAGAAGCAGCTACAGCAGGAACTGCACGATACGACTTTGCAGTTGCAAGCTGACGAAAACAAAAACAAGAAACAGAAACTTCAAGAGCAGAACCAAATGATAGCTGATTATATCTTGGCAATCGGTGATGGGTTGGCTGAGTTTTTCGAGAGCCAGGATCTGACTTTTCATAATTTCCTCAAAACCATGCTGACAACCTACCTTGATGCGATAGAGAAGCAAATGACTGCGACTTATGTGCATATTCTTGCAACTAGCATTGCAGAGAGCGGATGGGCAGGAGTTGCAAGTGCAGCAGCCAAGCTTGCTTTAATCAAGGCAGCGTTTGCAGCAGCCAAGGCAGCAGTCAAGGGTTTTTCTGTTGGTGGATATGTGCAGGGAGCAGGCACTGGAACGAGCGACAGCATCCCGGCAAGGCTATCCAATGGCGAGAGTGTAATGACCGCCAAGGCGACATCGATGTTCAGTCCGATATTATCCGCATTCAACCAGTTGGGCGGTGGCGTGCCTATCGTAGCAAACAACGGAGGCAGCAACATCGGAATGGATATGCTGGCGGCAGCTGTAGCCAGAGGGTATCAGATGGCTCCTCAGCCAGTAGTGAGCGTTGAGGAGATAAACCGCACCCAGCGTAGAGTGCAGACGAGAGATAATATCAGCAGGTTCTAATGATGTTGTTATTTCATCAAGATTTGCGTTCTGAGCGGTTTTTGGTCGGAGGTGGTAAAGTTATACGCCCAAGACAGTAGAAGTCGCTTAGAACGCAAAATTTTGGCTTGTTTGGAAAAATTAACCGTTTACGAGATAAGCATATTGAAAAATATCGTATCTTTGCAGCGTTTTAAAACTTAAAAATCACGTTTCAATGGCAAAACTCAGAATATACAACGACATCAACAGCCAAGACAACAAGTTTTGGTATCAATGGTGGGGAGGTGACTGCGTATGTTTTCAGGATATAGATGCTTTTGCAGCAAGCATACCGAAAGAAGATGATGAAATCGATATGCGCATCTTCTGCAATGGCGGCTCTGTAGTCGAAGGCTGGGCGATTTACGACCGACTGAGACAGAGCGGCAAGAAGATAACCTGCACCATTGAGGGCAAGGCAGCATCCATGGCAACAATCATCATGCTCGCAGCACCAAAGGAGAGCCGCAAGGCATACGAGAACGCTGCCTTCCTCCTGCACAATCCGTGGGTCCCAGGCTGGTGTCTGGGCGACCAGCTGAACGCAAAGGACTTGAAGAACCAGAGCGAGGAAATGCAGATGTGGCAGGATAAGATGGTGGACGCATACGTAGAGCGGTGCGAGTGCGACCGGGAAGAGATACAAGCCTTGATGGATAAGGACATCTTCATCAACACCAGCGAGGCTTTGCGCCTAGGTCTTATCAGCAGCACCGTTTCAGCACTCAGCGCAAGCGCATCGAAGCGCAACATAGAGCAATTCATTAATTCAAAACAACAAAATCCAAAAGCAATGGAGAAGAAAACAGAAGTAAAGGCTTCTCTCCTTGACAAGATTCTCGCCAAGTTGGGCGTGAAGTCACTGGAAGAAGCAGAGCAGGCGGTGGCAGAGCCACAAGCCAAGGTAGAGCCAAAGGCTATGGAACTCAACACAGCGGACGGACAGACACTGACCGTTGAGCGTGAAGAGGGAGATCCGCAAGTTGGCGACAAGGCAAGTCCGGACGGAACATTTGAAATGCCCGATGGCAAGACAATCGTTGTCGAGGACGGTGTAATTACCGACATTCAGACCGCAGACAACACCGACAATGAGGGCGGTGAAGGCGGTGAGGGCGGCAGCGCATCAAGCACCGACAACGACACCGTAGCCAAGTTGCAGCAGCAGGTAGCAGCACTCAAACAGCAGTTGAACGACACCAAGGCACAGCTTGTAGGCGCACAGAAACTTGCGAAGAGCAAGGAAGACATGCGCATCCTGAATGCCGTGAAGATGTCAGGAGGTGCGGAGAAGGTGTTTGCAGGCTACAGCAGCCACTACCAGCCAGCACAGCGACAGCCAAGCGGCAAGGGCGCAGGCGACAACGTGAACGCTGTCGAGGAAGGTAAGAACGCCATCAAGGAGAGACTTGCCAAGCTCCACAAAAAGGGCAAGAAGTAACCAAGTAATTAACCCATTAAATCAAAAGAAAATAATGGCAGGATTTACAAAAAAGCAGCTTGAGAACCTTAAACTCGAGCCAGAAAACCTCGCAAGCATCAAGGATGCAGTGCAGGAAACCTTCTACCAAGATGAGGATTTTTCTTCATTCGTGAACATCATGAAGGTCAAGAACGATGATCCAATCGCACTTATCGGTGAGATGGAAATGGTCGGCAAGAAGGGTGGCGGTTGCGACCCTACCTACGAAGAGAAGGGTATCGCCAACTCTCAGAAGCGTTGGGAACTCGGGCAGTGGGAAATCCCTATCAAGATTTGCTACGAAGCATTGAAGGGTTCAATCGCAGAATACAGCCTTAAGACTGGTACAGCCATTGGAGACCTTACCAGCACCGACTTCATGACCATCTACGCCGATGCACTCCAGCGAGCTATGCAGCAGATGATTTGGCGTTTCGGCTGGTTTGGTGACAAGGCGGCAGCATTGGCAGGTGCAGGTGGCGGCAAGCTGACAGCAGGGTCGGACGTTAGCATGTTCAACGTTTGTGACGGTCTGTTCAAGCGCATCTTTACAGCCACAGCGACCAAGAACCACACAGCCATCGCAGCCAACAGCGAGACCACGGCAGCAGCGCAGGTTTCAGCATTGCGCAAGAAGGGTGCAGCTACAACACTCGTAGACACCATCCTGATGGACGTAGATTCACGCATCATTGACGATAGCGATGCAGTGTTGCTCATGACACGCTCGCTTGCTGACGCATTGACCTACGACATCAAGCAGACCTACAACAACATTATGCCGTGGGAGAAGGTGTTCGATGGCTTCGATGTAGCGACCTACAACGGAGTGAAGATTGCACGTGTCGGCATTTGGGACAGAATGATTAAAGCATACGAGAAGGGCACAACGACAGTCAACCTTCCACACCGTGCGGTATTCTGCAATCCTAAGCACCTCATGGTTGGTACTGACGCTGATTCACTCATTAGCGACCTCGACATCTGGTTCGACCAGAAGGAGCGCAGGAACTATCTCTATGCTACAGGTAAGATTGGCACGGCTCTCCTCGAAGAGGGCATGATCCATGCAGCTTACTAATCGCTCCAAATTTTCAGTTTAGTATTAGTCCTCAACACCCACAAAACGGTGTTGGGGATATAACAATTTAAAACGAATTAATATGGCAACAACTTGCGAGAGCCTTATCGCCCAGGACATCATCATCCCTTGCGAAGACCAAGTAACGAAGGGACTGGAGGGCGATGGACTTATCATCAACCGAGACGACATTGACTTCACCAAGTCTGCTGTCGTTGGTAATACAATTAGCACATTGGTCTTGAAGACTGGCAAGAAGGCATACTCTATCCGGCAGGAAGGCAGCAAGCCATTCACTGGAACCAAGACCGAGTTGACTGTTGGCACGTATCGCAACAGCTGGAAGAACACCGTAGCAGTCGTAGTATTGGCAAACACACCTGACGTTTGCTCAAATATCATTGACGGACTGGCGAACGGAAAGTTCGTTATCATCCTTCGCAACCTTTCAAAGGGAGCGGACGGAAAGGCAGAGTATCAGGTATTCGGATATGCGCAGGCACTGAAGGCAAGTTCTGGCGAAAACGACAAGTACTCAGACGACACCGAGGGTGGATGGCTTATCACGCTGGAAGAGGAGAGCGTACCAAAGTCAGCTTATTTCTTCTTCGACACAGACAGCAAGACCACGGCAGCCAAGTACGCCAGTCTGACAACAGAAGCCGTAGGAGGTTAAGCCATGACCTACGAGGAAGCAACAGCCAAGGTCGGGGAGTTGAAGGCACGTTTCGACAGTCCCTTTGATGCAACCGACAAGGCAGTTATCGAAACCCTATATTTCGAGGTAACACGGAAGCGGTTTGTTCCGACAACCTGCCAGCAGTGTTACCACGATGCTCTGATAGAAATTTATCTGAAACTCAAAAAAGAAAAGGCTATGCCAAAGCAATGTAATTACGTAATGAAGGCAGGTTTCATCATTTCCTGTCCGGATTTCTACCATGGTAAGATTTTTACGAACGAGAACCTGACCGACAAGGTAGCGCACGAATATCTGACGAAGTACCCACACATGGAGAGCTACTTCCAGAAGATACCCAGCGATGAACTCATCGAGAACAAGGAGCAGCCAGCAGACAGCGACAAGAAAAAAGACATCGACCAAGCCGAAAAAGCAGGCAAGGAAGAGTAACAAAACAACAAGTAAAACGACACAAGCAATATGAACGTTAAGACAGTTAAAAAGCCAAAGCGAAGGGTTGATATTGGCTACGTCAGCCGATTCAAGATGCAGGCATACGGATATGATAATCTATATCCGCAGAACCTCGAACGCATCACGGAAGCCAGCGGAACGGCAATGCTCTGCCTTAACCGCTACGCACGATTCATTGAGGGCTACGGCTTCGACAGCGATGTTATCGCAGCGTTAGCGATGAACTGGCAAGGGGACACGGCAGACGATTTGCTTCGGAACGTTGCGCAAGACCTCGCACGCTATGGGGGTTTTGCCCTTCATGTTAACTACAACGTTTTAGGGCATGTGTCGAGCGTGAGCCACGTACCCTTCGAGAATTGCCGCCTTGAAGAGACGGACGACAAGGGGAACGTGGAGCACGTCTTGCTGCATCCCGACTGGGAGCAGAAGAAAACGAGGAACGGAAAGCGGTTGTTTGTGAACGAGAAGACTATTGAGCGCATCAACATTTTCAATCCAGACCCCGACATCGTTCTTGAACAGATTGAGAACGCTGGCGGCATCGACAGCTATAAAGGACAGATTCTGTGGCAGAGCCTAGACGGAAAATTTATCTATCCGACAGCCAGCTACGATTCTGCCATCACGGAGATTTCGACCGATGAGGGACTGGCCAACGTGAAGATGAGGAACGTGAGAAACAACTTCCTTGTATCGTGTATGCTCGTAACCAAGAAGGGCGTGCCTAAGTTCAACGAGGAAGGCGAAGAGGTGGAGAGCGGACAGATGATTTCCGATGAAGACCTTCTGCAGTTCCAGGGGGACGAGAATACAGCGAAGATTCTTGCGGTCGAGGTGGAGAACGAGGAAGACGAACCGAAGGTTGTTGCTTTCCCTACAAGGAACTTCGACAAGGAGTTTTCCGTGACCGACAGCAGCGTTATTGAACGCATCTACGCACAGTTCCACCAAGAACTCTTCTATGCCATCCGTATGGGCAAGCTTGGATTCAGCGGACAAGTGATGCAGGATGCCTACGAGTACTATGCAGGCGAAGTGACGACCGAGCAGCGTTTCATCGAACGAGCCTTCAAGAAGATTTTCGAAAATTGGCACGATCCAGCCATTCAGAACTTAGACCCCAAGCTACAGCCGTTGAAGTATATCAGCAGCGAGGTGGCAGGGAACAACACGATAGATTAATTGATTGAGCCTATGGGAGAACAGACAAGAAAGCAACTTATCACGGTTGATCAGTTCCGGGGACTGGCACGACCGACAAGCGCACACCTGGATGAAAATGAAGTGAACTCATACATTCGTGAAAGCGAGGACACGAACATCATACCAGCCATCGGGTGGAAACGTTTCAAGGCAGCGACCGAGCAGGGAGAGTGGGGTGATTCAGTCTTGCCCGATTTCCAGCCTGCGGTCTTCCTGGACGGTGGCGAATACACCACAAAGAAGGAGGGCGTTTGCAGCCAAGACGAAACCAAGGTACAGAAGTACACCAGCGGAATACGCAAGGCACTCGCTTATTTCACGTATGCGAGGCTTTTCCGTGCCGATGGCACAATTATAAGCCGGGCAGGTGGAATGCGCCACAGAGACGATTATTCAGACCACGTTCAAGATGCATCAAACAACAAGCAATACAACGACATCATGGATATGGCAGAAAGATATTTATCAGATGCACTCGAATACCTCAAGGCATTCACCCCGAAAGGGGAAGTGAAAGCACAGCGAGGAACGAGGGCACACATTCATGCAATAGGAGATTAATATATGGCAACAATAGACGAAATTAGACAGCAGGCGGAAGCGGTAAAGAACGCTTCGCATGTTGGCGAGAACACAGCATTGCGTGTTGGCGGTGTCCTCGTTGACCTTTGCGAGTGGATGAAGAAATTGAGCGACAACGCAGGGAACGGAGGTGGCGGAACATCGGGAGGCAGTGGTGTTACTCTAAATCCTACCATGGCTGCAATGAATGACCAGTTAGATAAAACTAAATACGGTACTCCTCAATTTCTTTATTGGGATGGTTCTACATATACTTGGAAGGATGAATCTGAGATTAGTGGAAGTGGTTCTAGTAGTAGAATAAATACCATCAAATTGTTCAATTCTTTAGGAAACGAATTTGACTCTGCGTATCTAGGCACCGGAACTGCTATTGGATTTATGCAAGGTGACAATGTTACTTTGCAAGCAGTTGTTAAGGACAATATTAACGTTATAAAGATTTCTGCTAATGGTGGAAGTGGTTCTAGTGGAACTACTGCTAATAAGTTACGTTTCTACCAAGATGGTTCAGAAGAAGCGTGGAATGGCGAATCTGACTTCAAGATAATCTTTGGTAGCGGACTTAATGTAGATTGGGATACTAATCATAAATATATTACTTTATCTGCTGTTGGTGGTTCTAGTACAGGTGGTAGTGTTGATTTAAGTAGCTATCTAACTAAGACAGAAGCTTCTATTACTTATGCAGCTAAATCTCATAGTCATTCAGTTAGTGACATACCAGATTTTACAGAGAATGTTAAAACTACCAAGGTAAATAATGCAACAAATGCCGACAAAGCAACGCAGTTGGCAAACACACGACTCATTTGGGGACAGAGCTTCAATGGAACTGGTGACATCAATGGCAACTTGAAAATGGGTTCAGCAGGAGGTGGTTCTATTCAGCTTTGGATGAACGGTGGCAACATGCTTGACCGCAC